TACACCATGCCATATTGTTTTACTATATTGATTACAATCTTCAATAAAAGGAAATGATCCTACAGCATCGTAACTAAACTTTCTATTAATCTCTGCACAAATAATACTAGGACGAAAGTTTAAATTAATTAAATTAGTCATAACTTCGTAATCGTAACTATCAATATCTAAACTAAAAACATCTACATCTTTGTCAAATAATTGTATAACTTTTTTACACTTATCTGGAGTAATACGCCCTTTATGAAACATAACATTTTTATGTAAATTAATTTGTCGTTTCATATCAAATGCTGTACACTTGTACTTGTGATTTTGTACTAAATTTTGTGTGCAATTTATTGATATACCAGTTGGACTTTTTACATCACTGCCCCAACCAATTTCTACACATTTTCTAGTTGGCTTCTTAAGTGCTTTTACTAAATGTAAAATTATTCCATCTTCATCTGATTGGCAATGATGTCTTTCACTGTAGGGTAATCTAAACTTCATTTCTTCCATGTCCTAAAGTTATTTTCTAACTCTTTAAGTTTGCCGTGTTTTTTATTTTTCTTTTCTTGCTTATCAAGATCTTTACGTTCTGCACCTGTAGTAATTTTTTCAATATACTTGTCCATCTTAGGATCTTTCTTTCTTGCACCTTTAAAGTGTCTAAAATATTTGCCTAGTACAGTTTCTTTAAGTGGACTATGTGCAGTACGTTGTGGATGGAAGTCAATTACTTTTACTCCGTTGCTTATTGCATCAATTACACAATCAGCAAACACATATGCATCATTTGGTTTAGGAAATCTACTTCTATCATTAACACTACGTGATAGATATATGTCTTCATATCTGTTTACAAACGTTTCAGCATAGTTGTGTTTTGTGTTAAACCAATATATACCTGTATCAGCATGTTGTATATTAGTACCAGCATACTTGCCTTTATTCATTGTTACACCCATGTACGCCGCAATACTATCTATAGGACACTGTTGCTCTAACCACTCTTGTGTTATATCTCTGTAAGTAACACTGTCTGCATCTAAGTATATAATTGTGTCTGCATCAATATTTCTACAAGCATGTACCCAACTAAATGCTTTGTAAGCAAAGCCTCTACTAAAGTGTGTTCCGATGTAATCTAAATATTCTTTTAAAGGTTCGCCACATGCTTCGTATACATCTAGTTCTTTAAGTTTAGATGAACTTAAAGGTAGTTTCATATCTTCAGTGTAGCAATACAATGGAATATCACTAGGCCAAAACTGTAGATAAGTTTCTACCATTTTGTTTGCCATTGAGTCGTAGTAGTCTTTATTAAATGTTGTTATACAAGCAAATTTACGCATTGTTATCTCCAAATACTAACGGTTTTAGGTGTGCCCAACTTTCGCCTTTTGCATGTTCTCTTTGTGTCCATTGAGTGTATGCAATATCATTACACCATTGTGTTCTATCTATATCGTAGTTTAAATTTTCTATATTTTCTAAACCTTGTTGTCTTATAGGCCAAATCATACTACCATCTTCAAATGCAAAAGTTGGAACACCTTCACATATTGATTCTATTGAACTTAAACTATTATATGTAATTACGCAATGTGCATCTTCGAGGTCTCGATATAGGCCGTCTGCTGTACAGTTGTTATTCTCGTCTGGCAAGTAACTATGCAATGAATCTACATTTTCACTTACACTTATATCTAATCCTGGATATCTTTTTTTAAGTCTAAGCGACATCTTCGTTCCTCGACTTAAATTTCTAGGATGAGGTCTTAAAAGTATTGGACGATCTGTATGCTTTTTAATCTCTAATATAATGTGTTCTACCCAATCGTAAAAACTATTGTAATCTTTGTACAAATTTAAAAGGCTACTATCACCTTCTTTTTGTCCCATAATAATAATTTTATCACCACGACTTTTCCAATCTTTTAATTTTACACCACTTTCTTTTTGAAATTTATTCCAACGATCTGGTGGACTATTTTCATTACCAAAGTTTCCTTCAGTCCATTTATAACTTGTCCAACCTAGTCTAGTCCAACCTAAATGTCTTCTAAAACAAGAACTTTCATTAACTAGAAATGGTTTACCACTATCACGTATGAAACGGTACATAGGTCCTTGCCAGCCATTGTCAATTTTTGGTTTTAATAAATTTGTTTGTATGTAAGCATCAGCGTTGTGCGGTACATCAATGTTATCAACTATTTGAAAACTATCACCGTGACGTACTAATCCTTTTGTTAGACAAACTTGTAATGATTTTACTGAGCCTTTAATTCCTACAAGGGAGACCATTCTGTACCTGTTTTGTTTGCAGTTTCAATCCATAAGTTAGCATAGTCTACATCTTGTTTTCCTTTAAACCAAGGTCCACCTTCTGTAAAATGAATTGCTTTTGGTTTACCATCTTTTGGTTCTTTATACCAACCTTCTAACCAATTCCATTCATGACTAACTTCGCCGATCTCTTCATCTTTTAACCAACTAAAACGGTGCATAAATTTTCCTGTTTCTTTGTTTACCATACTAGGTATAACTTGTTGATTGCTTGGATGTCCGCAGTTCCATAATACCATTGAACTCCAATTCTTGCGTGGATATAAATGCTGTGTTTTACCGTCCATCTTATCAGAACCATCTGTAGGAGTATAGTCATGATGAACACACATAACAGCATACTTGTCATCTCTTTGTTGTAGTAGTTTATCTACATCATCTAACCAAAGAAAATCGCAATCACAAAATAATGCCCAACCTTTATAACCTTGTAGATGTGGAATTAAAAACCTACTAAATGTAAATTCAGTAGACCCTAATGCGTCTGTTTCTCTAGTGTAAGCACCACTGCGTTTAAGTTCAGGTAATTTAAGATATTTTATATCAATAGGTTCTTCTGTAGTGTGACGCAAACTATGTTCACAAACATCACTAGCAATTTTTTCTCTGCTGTCATATCCAATATATACTGTATTCATTATTATTCCTCTCTGCGTTCAATGTCTTCTTCAACGCATAATTCTCCGTGTTGAACTTCTAGTACATGACACGGTTCTTGAAAAGGATTGTACCCTTGGTGCCAAACTTCCTTGTCAATATCGTAACCTTTTGATAAGTGTGGTAATGTAACATCACTTACATGGCCGTTAAATTCTGTTTTAACTTTACAACAGCCTTTAAGTACATACCACATCTCTGAACGTTTAAAATGCTTCTGCATTGATAGTTTTTGTCCTGGTGCAATAACAAGTTCTTTAACTTTTACACCTTTGCCAATGGTATACAAATCTCTATACCAACCCCATGTACGTTCAACTTTAGGATGTTTCCATTCTTCTAAAATCCAACTACTTGAATTCTTTTTATTTTCGCCACCTACACCAAACTTGAACTCAACATTAGGATCGTCACCATATGTAAGCATTTCAGGAATGTTTGTCCATGTTCGATCTCCGCCGTTAGCGAATATAATTTTATCACCTAAATCGTTTAAGTTTTTTGTTTTGAAAATTGCTCCACATGCACTATCGTCACTGTCGTCAAAGTCGATAACAACGTCTACCATATAAAATCTTTTTGTAATTTCAACACGTTCTTCAAGTGGCATAAAAGGTTGCCCTTTCTTGCGTGTTAGCCAATCATCTGAGTTAAGTCCTACCCAAAGTTCGTCGCCTAACTTCTTTGCTTCTTCTAAGTATGCTAAATGTCCACTGTGTATAGGATCAAAGCCGCCTGTTACTAGTACTATCGTTTTCTGTTTCATAGTACTATTTATGTGCGTATATTATTGTGTAATTTTATTTGAAAGTCAAAAAAAAAGACTCCGAAGAGCCTTTTAAAAATATAAGCAAAATAGGTAGGACTTGGGTACACCTACAAGCACGGACCGAAATACCATTTCTAAACCGTACAACCTGTCCCCGCGGGTTAGTGCGATGTGACTCAGCGTATTTCTACTACCAAGCCTGGGTACCACCCCTGGACAGTCAAGTTCGACTCTTTTGGTAGGAGCCTCTTCCTTGCACTATAAACAAAAAGTAATTAATTTTTTGTTGCTTATGTAACTAATATAGCAAATAATACTATAAAAGTCAACCTTATTTTAAGTAAAAGTTTTCCAAAATGATATATTATACGGAAGCGTCTTCCATACCTGCTACACGTAGTTTAACAATATTAGTAATTTGCCATTGTTTCATGTCAATACCTTTCATTACTCCTAACCACTTGTTACGTAGTAGAGCAAACTCGTTAATGATCTTTTCAAAGTCAACTACATCTGCTTCACCGTCAACATATTTTTCAACGTCACGACTGCTTAATGCTCTTTGATAGTTTTCTAAATATTGCTTAAAAAACTTTGATCTAGTTCTACGTAGTTCTATATTTAAATATTCCAGTACTGCCTCAATCTCTTGTAATTGTCCAAAACGTTCTTCAACAACTCCTGGTAGGTTTGCGGCCTGCTTTTCTAAGTTGCCAAATAATCTTGTTTGCTTACGTGCTTCTTCAAGTTCGCCTTCATACCACAGAATAGCCGGAGGTATGTTTGCAATATCTTGAGTAATTCTAGAATACCAATTCATTTAGTTCCACTCATCATCATCACTGCTATACGGGTCTTCGTCCCAATTATCGCTATCTTCGTCCTTATACTTTTCACCTTGTAAGTCATTTACTGCTTCTCCTAAGTATGGATCTTCAGCACCTACGGCATAAAGTGTATCTTCGTCGATACCGTTATCTTGACACCATTTAACGTATTGCATTGCTAATTGTTCTTTGTTAGTCTTTGGGACATACTCCGAAAAGATATCCCAAAGATCAATCAGTTGGTCTTCACTCATTTCCGTCACTTATTTTTTCCTCAATTTTAACATTTTCTGATTCTACAACTTCATCTTCCATAGATGTGTCTGCTTCTTCGTACTTATGTCTAATTTTAGAAAAGTCGTCCATCACGAGTTGTAATTTTTCACCAGTCCAGTCTTTACGGTAGTGTAAAATTTCCTCGTTCTTACTGTTAACGAATTTAAGTCTATTACCTTGTTGTGTAAGAAGTCCTTGTTTTTCAAACAAGTCTACTAATCCACTGTAAGGATCCATTCCTGTTTCATAAGGGATCTTTACCTGTACGCCTTCAAAAGGTTTTGCGTAACGTGTTTTCATTACCTTACATGCGGCTCTAATACCACGTACATCTGTTACCTTTTTGCCATCAGCATCTTCTTTTAGTTTTAGTTTTTTCATTGCTACAACAATTGAAGATGCATACACAAATCCTTGTCCTCCACTGATTTTATCATCAGGATCAAACATATCTTGTGATGCATACGTATGGTTAGTACATACCATACCTACATTATACGCACCAAACATATTAACCGTATTACGTACAAGTGCTGTCAGTGCCTTAGGTTTTCTACCCATGTCACCTTTCATATCACCTTTAGTAAACTGGTCAACATCTGTTGGTGTTAATAACATACCTAGTGAGTCAACAACAAACAATACTTTAGGTCTGTCTTCTACGTCTACAGAATCATAATCGTTTCTGTAGTCTTTCATAAACTCACTTATAGTTTTAGCAACATCATCAATCATTGACATTGACAGTCTAAGCAGTTTGCCTTCGTCTGTATCAACACCTAATGCTTGTAGCCACTTTTCATCAAGTGCATTCTCTGAGTCAATTAAAACTACAAAGATACCTTGATCTTGTGCCGCCTTTACAATGTTACCACTTGCAAAGTATGATTTACCTGCGCCGGATTCACCTGCAAACACTGTCACCTTACCTAGAGGAATTCCTTTATAGAAGTCCCCTGAGATAAGATGATTAAGTGCGTAATTGCCGGTTGAAACCCAGTCAGTTGGATCGTTAAAACCTGTACCTAATCCTGTAATAGACTTGGTGAGGTTCTTACGAAATTTACTAACGTCGAATGGTTTCGCCATAATTACTCCTTACGATTGACGGTTGCGAATCATTGCTAAAATATCATTAGCACGTTCACTACTTGGTTTTTCTTCTGTTGCACTTGCAGTAGGTGCCACCGCTTCAGCAGTTGGTGCTGGAGCCGCAGGTGCTACTGTTTCTGCTACTGGAGTAGGAGTCGCTGTCGGTGCCGCCACAGGCGCTTTTGCCTTGTTCGGATCACCAGTTGGAGCACTCATGCCTGGAGCACGAAAGTACTGCCCAAAACGCTCTGGATCATATGCTTCGCCATCAACAGATGCTTCAAACATTTCTTGGATAACTTTAACTTCAACGTCTGTTGGCTTTTTAGGTAAAAAGTCATTTAAGTTATGCAATCCATGTGTATCAATTGCTGTTTTTTCTTCTTCAGTTACTGCACGTTCTCTACGTGACCAAGTTGAAGTTGAATAATCAGCATATCCACCTTTAGATGTTTTCTAAACTCTAAAGTCCACACCACGTACATAATCTGTAGGTAGTTCTTCCATCTCAGGATCCATTAATGCACCCTTAATGATTTGGAAAATTTGTGGTCCAATAATAAAACGTCTAATTGGATTCTCTGGAGTAGTATCTTCACTGATTGGATT